CTACTCGCCAGAATCTAATCTTTCCACAACTCTCTCAGCATACGCTTGCGCTCGTCTTGCTGATGCTTTGCTACTTCCACCACCCCACAGCAACATTGCAACCAAACCAGCAGTGATTTCATCACCCTGCACAGCATCAAGATCATCGATGTGGCGAGCAATCCAAGGCGCAATCTTTCGCCACTTACCTTCACTGATTTGACCTGCAGCCATCTTGCGAGCATCCTCAACAGTTTGAGGAACAAGACCATCTCCACTCAAACCTTGTTCATGTAATGCAATGCCACGCTTGGCTGATGCACGCATAAAAGCAGGTGCAGACAAGTTGATTTGTCGAACTTCGACACGCATTCCGATTTCTTCTGGTTCAATTCCCAACAAATCCTCACGAATCACCCACAGTTTGCAGATTCCATTGGGTGCAATGTCGCCTTCTACTGCCTCACATTTGCGCCCACCCTCAAACAAAACACAGTTAGAACACACCATGCCTTCAGATGCGAATGGTGATTCTGCAACATAATGCGCACCATTTGCACCGATCCCTTGCGTAAACATCCCGAATTCTTCAGCAAGTTTCTCGTAAAACTCGTACATTGCGAATTGTCTTGGGTTCAATCCCATCTCAACCATGTCAGCAAGACCATCAAGCATTTCCTCAGTGTCCTCTGATTCTGATTCGTCACCCATTTCTGGCATCTGTCGATTTCCAACCTCTCCGATTGGATCGATATTCTCAGCCAACGAAACAGCGACCATCTGATCAATTGCATCCTGCTTATTAGCGTGGCAACCAATCGTGGTGAATGAACCGTCTGTTTCTTGTTTCACTGTTGCCCATGTTGAACAATCAGACTGATTCTGTGAGATTCCGTAAGGCATGATTAGTCCGTGCTTGGTGTGAGGATTCGTAATTCTTCTGTCGTGCCACTTGGCGTAATGGCGTAAAGTTCTTCATTGCTTGGAAGAATAAATTGAAATGGCACAGCGTGTTTTTCTGTGAACATTCCATTGTCTGTGGTTACATCAGACCCACCGATGTAGACAGTTCCATTACCAAGAACATGAAGATAGACGGTGCGAGTCACATCATCTTTGGCAATAACTAATGATCGTGTGCTTGTAACTGTGTAATTCTCGCTATTCATGGTTTATCTTTCTGGTGGAAGTTCATCTGTCCCTAGTGTTGGCAAATCGCCACCTTCAATACCAGCGACAGCAGTACCAGCAATGCCGAGAACAAATTGATCCCCACCCTCATACGGTTCACGATTTTCAATCTCACGAGCCTCATTTGGTGTCATCGTGCCAGACATAATCTGCATCTGTTGAGATCGAACACGAGTCATCAAATCGGCACGCAAAAATTCTTCTGGATTGAATCGCACCTGTTGTGGTGCTGGAAGCATCTCACTAAAGCATGATTCCAATCGGCGTACCCATCCAAGAAGCGAATACTTGAAGAACGATGAACCCAACGCCTCAATGTTCTGATAGGTCTGCGAGTCACCACCAGTGCCAATAATCAAATGCAGTGGGATGCGATACACACGAGCAATATCACGAATGATTGACTCCTTGTGTTCCAGCATCTGCATATCTGCTGCACTTGTGGTGATTGATCTCCATTTGAGTCCACCCTGCAACACTGCTGGCTTGCGATGCTTGTTGTGTGCCTCCATCCATGCATCACGAATCTGTTGTGCTTGTTCTTTGGTCAATGCACCATCTGTCTCCAATACTGAAGATGGTGTCGCACCCTCACCATAGAATTGTGCAAGAAATCGATCCATTGCGATGCCAGTTCCAACTGTGTTGCGCATTGCTTCCAGTGGGCTGATCCCGAACTTTTGATTTGGTAACAGCATCCAGTGAATGGCACGAATGTCTTTGCTGTCGTATTTGACTTTGCCCAAGTCGTAAATCAGTTCTCCAGTGTCTGTTTCTGCGATGGATCGCACCGATTTGGGGTGAATATTGCGCATTTCGATTGGTAATCCATTTGCGCCTCGTGGTGCATAGATGTAGGCGTTGCCATGTAGCGCAAGAGTAAGCATTGTTTGGTGAACGAACTCGAACATATTTTGGTGGTCGTTTGGTCGCTGAAGAACAGACGGAGTTGGCAGTTTTTCAATTCGACCTCCTCTCGTTCGGGTCAGTTCCACTGGCATTGATGCAATAGCATCAGCGAGAATTGTTACTGCAGCAAGAACAGCAGTGTGCGCAAACGCTGTGACTTCATTGATGACCTCACCAGACCAGTTATTGTAAAGAGGTCGAGCAGTGATCTGGTACGGGTCAATAGATGTTGGGAGCGCACGACTCTCTCTGTTACGCCACAAACTCATGCTGCAAGACCTCCAGCAACCACCATCAATACTCCTGCCACAATAACACTGACGGGAACACTAAACGATGAAATGCCTACAACGATGCAGATTCCTCCTGCGATTTCAAGAAGTGTGGTGATCCATTGGCGAATGTTCATGTCCAAATGTCCAATACTGAGGGTGAGGGTTCTTCAACTGGTTTGCGTGTTGCACGATCTAGAGCCATAACCATAGCAATGCAGGCATCAATCTTGCGCCGTGATTTGCCTTTGCTCAATGTCCACCCGTTCGCACTCATGCGTTGCGCTGCGCTCAAAACCTGATCGCTGAACATGGGTGAGCCGTCATGTGCAACCTTCCGAGCCACAATCATCTCGTAGGCATTGCCACAGGCTGGAATCATGCGTGACGCACTTTGCTGAAATGTGACCATGTTTAGACCTTCATCCGATAAGGCCTCTGCAGATCGCTCAAAGAACGCTGGATCATAAACGAACTCCTGCACCTCATAAGTGTTGTGGATTTCCCTTAGATGGGCTTCAACACCTGCAACATCGATGCCATCGATCTGTGGCTGCCAGATTTTTGCTCGCACAACAACTCGCTCATTTTGTGGTTGCGCAATCACCACAGCAATCGTGTCTCGCTTCAACGCCATATCGATGCCCACCCACACAGGCAAATCTTCATCTAGTTCAAGTTCATGATCTACGCATTGTTCCCATGCGCCAGTTGGTAGCCATGATTCTTGTGAGCGTGTCCAATTATTGAGTCTCCACCTACGCACACTTGATTCTGCAGTTTGTTTGACAGCAACAGCCAAATCTTCTGGATCAAGCAAACCTTCAGCAAGATTCGGGTTGGCAATTTCCCATGCTTTGCGATCATTGATATCGCAATCTGCTGGTGCTTCCCACCACCAAAACCCGAACGCCTCATCGTCAATGTCACCTGCAGCAACAAGTTTCCCGTACTGGTACATCTTTCCTGCAAGTGAATCGAAATCGTAACCTGCAGTGGTGATGCTGATGATCATTGGCTCGACTCTGTTACCAGAACCCAATGTCATCTGGTCGTAGAGGTCAGAGTTTTGCTGTCCCCAAATCTCATCAAACAGTGTTACCGATGGATTCAACCCTGCTTGTGCTCGCACTTCGCTTGACAGCACACGGAACACCGATCCAAAACGAGGCATTTCAATCGCATCACGATAAACCTTCGCTTCTGCTGCAAGTAACGGGCTGTTTTGGATTTGCTGCTTTGCCTCGTTGAAAATAATTCGGGCTTGCTGCCTGTCATTTGCCACAGCATAGATTTCTGAACCTGCCTCTCCTGCGATCATCGAATAAACACCAACGGCACTCATCATCAAAGACTTACCGTTTTTTCTTGGTAGTCCAATCAACGCACGGCGATACCGTAATCTTCCCGATGGTGTTCTCTCAAACAAGGAACGCAGCAACCATTTCTGCCAATTGGTGAACTCCAGTGGCATTCCAGCCTTGAAACCTTTGAGGACATGGAAATGTGCCTCGGCAAAGTTGATTACCTCATCGCCATCTGTTTTCGGGTATCGGCGTGGAGTGTAGAACGCTGGTTTCCACTTATTTGCTGGCTGCCCGTTTTTCAGCAATGCGCCTGTGGAGGTCGCTGAACTCATGCTGTTTCACCTCTCCTGTACCCAACAGTCCTCGCTCTGACGGTGTAAATCCTATCTGTCCTAACAATGTGATGATTTGCCGATCCAATTCACGCAATGCCCTGCGATCACGCCACGCATCAGGATTCTGAACCAATTTGATTCTGAGCCTTGTTCGTTCCTCAGTTGCTTCACACAACATCAGCACCAGTTCAGTGTCCATCTGATGCTTCAACCATCCAGCACCCGACTGCCAGACCTGTTCCCACAACCTGCGACCAGCGTCACCAATCGGGCGATGTGGTTCAGGCACATGAGTGTAAGGCAATGCAGTCACAGTGGCAGTGGGGATTTCAGGCAGTTTGCGTTTCGATGGATTGCCAATACGAGCCTTGCGCTCGACTGGCTTTCGATTATGTCCACCACTGCCTTTGCCACCCATGTTTAGTCCTTTGATCCGTTCTCATCTTCTCACAAATGAAACGGGGTGCGCTTTCCCGATCAAAGAAAACGCACCCCGTCAGGGGGAACTAAAGAGTATCAGGTATGGCTGGAACGATTGACACCACATCTTCAATTAGACCAATGTGAACAAACTTCTTGTGGCGTGGTGGTCGAATCGCAATCGATGTGCTGGTCTGCATCACCTCACCAATGTGTTCGTGCAGTTCACCGTTTGACCAGCGCATCGTGACTTTCTTGTATTCCACATGAGAACCCCGAAACCCCATCCTCACGATGACCACCTCACTCTTTCACCATCTGCTTCTTGACAGGCAGGACACCATGAAGTGTAAC